ATAAAATAGAGTTCCACAAGGAAGTCCACCAGGAGCAGTTTGATTCTCCGTTACAACAGATATATCAGGAGAACTATCGGTAACAAGGTTAGTATCTGTGCTATCATTAAAGAAGTGCTCCATCGACGAGTAGAATACCACTTGATCGTTAGATCCATCTCCACCATCTTTGCTATCATAAGTGCCTAAATTTCCACCAACTCCTCCCTCAGGATCAGTCAAAGAACCTGTTTCTGTTTCTGTTTCTGTAAGAACTGTTAGATCTTCATCTGGAATATAAAATACTGGATTAGGATCAACTAGTGTATAGTCTCCCTCTGCCATTGTAAGAGCAAAAGATCTTACGAAAGTTGCTTGTTTTTGAGAAGAATCTACACTACTAGTCATCTGAAAAGAAATAGTGTATTGATTGTCACCTGTTTTTTCTATTCCAGTTGATCCAGGAGCAAGTTCAATGGAGTTATTAGGATCGATAAGTCCACTTGCTCTAGTAGAGGTATCAAGAACTGCCACTGACATGGTTGGATTAATTAAACCAGTAATGTCAACAATATATTTTAGAGCTCCAACATTATGTCCCTCTGTTCCACTTATTCCAGGTTGTATGTATCTTGTAATACTAATAGAAAAGTCACTTAGTCCTGTCCAGGTAACAGAAGGACCGCTATTAGTAACGTTTGCTGTTTGACCAGTAAAATTAGTTAATTCTGTAGAACTAGATCCAAACGCTTTATCAGTAATACTTCCATGAGTTCTTTCAAACAAATAAAGAGGTATTGTAGCTAGTCCTGTAGGAATTTGCGCTTCACTTGTATATGCAAATCCCATGATATCACTAAAAGGTCTATCATCATTTGAAAGTTCAATTTGATTGGGGGGTTCATCATTATCATCAATTACGGCAGAAGTGTCAGGAGGTTGTTCAGTAAAGACTGTTCCCATTACTTTCTCAAATGCCCAGTCTGTATCTGGATTTGTATCTGATACAAATCTATCACCAAACCATGTGGATGATGGATTTGTATTCCTATACCTATTAATAGTAGTTCTCTCGAACAATGTTGCCGTTGTAGTGACGACTAAACCTCCATCAGGAACTTGACCATCTGCACCGTTAATTAGTGAAACAGACGCACCATAAAATTCCCAATTAGATGTATCACTAGCAACTCCACCAACTCCAGTTGCATTTTCTGTGGTGCTGTTGTCAGCATTTCTACCACCACCTCTACCACCTCCAGCAATAAGTCCTAAGAAAGTAGTATCACCACCAGTAGTCCCAGCTTTAGGTGTTCCATTATTAGCAATGTGCTCACCACCGCCACTACCACCCCATAGTCGGACGGTCATGCTAGCCATATCAGCAGGAATTTGTAATGGCGAAGCACCGACACCATTGAAAGTTGCAGTTGTAGGCATTATGGTATCCTCCTAACGTCTTTCCAGTTAGCTTCTATATTTGGATCATCATTATCAAATCTAACTTGAATAGGTTCACTAGCTTTAATTTCTACAGGAATATCTATATCAGTAATTATGACAGGATCACTCAATACAACATCATCTTCTGGGGCAACAACTTGCTCCTCTGGTAGTTTATCAAGAGAGGGGTCAAGATTGAACAGATCAGGTAACTGGTCAATATTTACATTGATAGTAGATCCAGCCTGAAATACTGTTCCTCCACAACCAGATGCAGATAGTTGATAGATAATTCGTTCTGGTCCAAAATCATCCCAAGGGATAGTTGGTTCAAAAGTTACTGTAACTTCAGTATTATCTTCGTCAGATTCTGTTGATCCAATTTGGAAAGTTTCGGTAGTGTTGGATCCTTGAACGTTGGTATATGTGGCGAGCACAGTAGCACCAGTAGTAGCATTTTTAAAAGTAACGTCTACAGAAATAGATCCACCATAGTCAATTTCTACAGGAAAACTACCAGATATTTCTGGCAACTGACAAACTTTTAGATCCACAAATGCCTCATCAAAACCGCCAGGACCATTTGCAGTCAAAGTATATCGAGTAGTAACATTTGGACTTACATCTGCAGAACTGGAAAGCAAAACTTCTCCAGTTGCACTGACAGGAGGATCAATAGATGCTTCATCGGCATCACCAGTAACTGACCATTCTAGACTTGCCGTTTGTCCTACTGTAATAGGATTAGGAATCGCAATAATAGTTGCAACTGTTGGTTCATATACTGTTATAGTAACTGCTTTAGTGGTTACAGAATTTTGATCCCCACCGAAATTTTTTGCAGTTAAACTAAAAGTTGTGGTATCAGTTGGATTGACAATAACACTACCTGTTCCTACACCATTTTCATCAAATGTTGTATCAGGAAGAACATCTCCTACTCCTCCATCTATATCAATATCTGTTATACTAACACCACTGACCGTCCAAGATAACGTTGTTTGTCCAGGTCTAATATAACTAGTTGGATCTGCAGTAAATGTAACTGTTGGTGGTGGTGGAGGAAGAACAGTAACAGTAACCGTTCTTGTAGTATCTCCAGCTGGACCAGTTGCTGTCAAATCATAAGTAGTAGTTGCTTCTGGACTTACAGTAATAGTTCCAGACGGATCAGCAACTGCACCGATACCAGAAATGCTAGCACTTGTAGTATCACCAAACACAATCCATGATAATGTAGCACTACCACCGTAATCAATAGTTACAGAATTTTGTTGATTAAAATTAGTTAGAAAATCTGGATCAGTAGAGAATGATGCACTTGGTGAAAAGTATTCATTATGACCAGGAATCCATCTCTCACCACTATTGCTAGTTTCAAGAATAATATTGATACCAGCTTCATTACATCGTTCAACAAAATATTCATAAGATTTTTGAACGGTGCGATATACCATCGAACCAGAAATATCCAACCATACAGATACATAAGATCCTGGTGGTTGTGATGCCATATTCGTAATAGCAAACCAGTCAGATCTATTAGCTAGAACATTATCATCTCTGTTGACAGTAAAAGTTCCCCCGCCAACTGTGCCGTTAGCAAGAGAATCATTCAAAAAATTACTCGGTCTGTTTAGATCATTAAAATCCCATCTGCTGCCTGCTGGTTGCAGCAACCAAAATTCACGACCTTCACCATTATTATTAGGAAAATTATTTCTAAAATCACGCCAATCGGTAAAGTGGACAGTTGTTGACGGAGATGATTCGTCAATGATTGAAATACATTGAGTCCTTGGAACTACCATATCTCAACCTCCTTAGATCTTGATAATGTATGTAACGACAATAAATGGTGTTGCAACGTTATCGAGTTTAGTAAAATTCTCGACAGAAACATTTAATGTAGTATTTACATTATCTGCAGGAATCTCAAATGTAGAATGTTGGTAAGCAAAATTACTATTATACGATGTTGGTGGGTCAATTCTATGAGTGTGTGATGATATTGTTGTGGTATTATCTTCCGATCCCTCAAATCTGTTACCAGAACCAGAGTTTCCTGAGTCTTGACCATTATCTTTACCATCACCACCAACTTCGTGTTGAGCAGTATAGTTTAGATAGTTTGTGCTTGCAGGGTGAGCATGACCTTGGAAGTTTTCAATATCCAAAATTGCTTCTGCGGATGTCCTTTCAAACTTGAACGTAGGATTAGATCTCATAGGATATGAGGTTTCAACAGGAACCCCAACAAAGTTTCCAAGAAAATCACAAGTCAATTGAGTTCCTTCATTACATACAACTTCAACAGCAGGACCAACTCTTGTTTCATCTGTATCACCAACAAATATATTCAAATAATCGCCCACAGATCTGTTGGGAACAATAACTTTAGAACCCAAATCGGGAAGTTGAAACTGTCCAAGATCTCCTGTTTCTTCATCTGGTTCCCTCAAAGTTACATTATCTTTTTTAAATTTACAGTTTGATCCAACACCAAGAACTTTAGATAGAGCATAAAAATCTGAAGCATTTTGAATAGATCCATCACACTTTAAAAATCCAGCAGGAACATGTTCAATGAAATTTGATGAGTTAGGATCATTAATTGTTCTAATATATGGAGTTGCATGAACCTGAATAGATCCAATGTAACCACCATATTTTGCTTTTACTTGTGTGTAGTTGTTATTGAGTGCCATTTTAGTATGCCCTGATTACATATACTGAAGTCATTCCAGGTTGTGTGGTGTTAAAGTTAATCTGAAACACACCAACATTTCTGGCGTTGTCAAGATTTAGATTATCAGTAGGTGCAGTGACATATACATTGATGCTATTTTCTGGTCTCATACCTGCTTTGTCAAAGTTAATATCAAATTCATCGTGAGTATGGGATAAAATTTGATCCCTAGTTGCTATGCTGTTCTGTGTTCTATTAAAGTCCCAACCAGGATTACTGTTAAAAGTATCGTAAACCTTAAATTCATTAGGATCTGCCATTACTGATCTGGTTTGCTCAATCTCAGTTCCATCAGGACTTGCATATTCAAGAAGTTCTGGATACCAGTTAGTATCTCCAAAAGGAATAGTATCAATTACGCCACCACCAACTTTATAGTCAATATTTCTAGATTCCGATTGACCTTTGTTGAATCCAGAAATGCCACCAGATAGAGCACCTTTTACCAGACCAACACCTTCATTAAATGTTCTGTGTGTAATTGGTTGGGTTAATTGAGATTTGATTGGATTCCAAACTACATTTTTAGGAATCCAGTTAACTGGTGGGCTCTCTGCATTAATGCCAGCAATAGTTCTTCCTTCTCTACCACCACCAAAACCAGATCTACCTCTATCGTAGTCTCCCATATCAGCCTGCACATCCCATTCGTTATCATTAGTAATGAAGATCTGACCATCTTCGGAATAGTTTGCTGAAAAACTAAAATTAATGTTTGACCACGGAATCACACCCTTTCCAGGTTGTGTCACTGGATCTTTTTTAATGGAATCAATTCTTCCAGGATGATCATGACCTTTGATATGTCCTCTTCCTAGTTTTCTAGGACCAAAATACATAATTTTGTTTGCTTCACCAGATCCTTCAATAACAGTATTTCCTGAAAGTCTTCCACTATAATAATAAGCAACCCCACCACCATCAATAGGTGTTGTAGTTCTTTCATTCAATTCAAAAATAACATCTGTAGCAACATCGTTGAATGAAGTAGGAACACCAGTATCTGTATTTGTTCCAATATATGGAGTAATTTCTGCTACTGCCGTCGTATCTAAATCAAATTCTCTTCCTGTAGGAGATGCGGGTCCAAAGTATTGGGTCTCCATGTCAACCAAAGGTTTATTCAATAATGCTGGGAGGACAATTTCTCCTGTATAATTTGGAAAATCTCCACCAAAAGTAGAAACAGAACCCTGTCTAACTGTATCAACAGTGATAATAATATCAGCACCTCCGCCGCCTGCGTTACCAGTTGGAACAGTAAGATTATCTCCTGGTTGATAGTTAATACCAGCAGTTAAAAGAACAACACTTACTGTTCCACCTTCTCCATTAGGAGCTCCACCTGCTTGAGTGCCAGCATCCCCAACAATAATAGCAAATGTAGATCCTGCTCCACTTCCATCTTGAGGTGAATATGTATATGTGTCAGGGAGACGATTAGGTTCAACTGGAATATTGAAACTAAAAGTATCAATAAGTCCTTCATTTACTCCAGTCGCAGTATTATATGTATCTCCAATAGCTCTTGCTAGAAGAGGAAAATCTTTTGCTGAAATTTGTGATCCATCACAAACAATCCAACCATCGGGGATATCCGAGATACCCCCTGTCCAAGGCATTACTGTGCCAATAGCAGCTGCCTTCGCTGTCTTGATTTCTTGATAGAATGACATTCGATTATACTTCCATTAGATACCAACCTGCTTTATTTGGAGATGCTCCAGGACCACCATCAACATCAGCAGTTCCTGCATATACAAGACCAAATGCTGCGTTTGGTGTTTGAACAACAAGTTCACCGCCGTCATGTGTAAGTGAGAAGTTCTCTCCTAGAGATACCCCAGTAACAGATGTTCCAGTGTTGCTGATAGAACCTTGAATTCTTACAAGGTTTGGTGCTCTTACGACAAGAGACTTATCATAAGAAAGAACCCCACCTATATCTATAATGCGAATCATATCGCCCATTTGAGCGTTTGCAGGCAGTTTAAACAGTGACGTTCCAGAGATATCAATGAAGTAATTAACGTTAGCAACACCATTAATAATGTTAGTGTTGCCCATGACCCACTTACGTCCACCAGTGCTGGAGAAGTAGTTAGTGATGCCACCAATATTCATTGAACCATCATCATCTACAGCAAAGACTTCAATGCCGTTTTGGTTAACTTGAATGTCTCCACCGTTGACCGTAAGGTCTCCTGCCATAGTAACATCACCACCGAAGGAAGATAGTCCATCGCCAAGGGCAGACAGTGAACCATATGTGGTAAAGTCTCCAGAAGAATTGTTAAATGTCAGGCGTGGAGTAGTTCCCTCAACATCAAAGATATTAATGTTACCACCATTCATGGTGAGGTTTCCAGTTGCAGTATCAACTTGGAATGTAGTTCTGAGTGGTGTCAGCTCTGTGACACCATCATCATCAAGTGCAGGACCACCATTAGTGATAGTGAAGAACTGCTGGTTTGCAACAGTAGAACCATTCAGTGTGATGGTATTCTCAATCGTTGCGGTTCCAGCAATAAATGTGTCACCAGTTAGATTATCAACGGTAAACTTATTAAATCCAAGACCAGTTGCAAGGTCACCAGCAATGAATGTATTTCCAGTAGTAGACTCAACCTTGAAGTTGATAGTTGCTGGATCTCCACCATCATTGACAATTAGAGATTGAATTTCTGTGCTAATAACATCAGCAACACCAACAATTTCAGCACCATCAATTCTCAGGAGGTCTAGTGTGGTTAGAACACCACCGAATTCAGCAACACCGATTCTTACGTTACCACTAGTTCCATCGATACCAGCTCTTGGTTCATCCAAGATACCATCAGGAATGTTAGGATCATCGGGAGATCCAACGTCCTTACCAGTGATGTAGGATGCTGCAGGTTGCTTGTCAAGTTTAGCGATAACGCAACCATCAGGGTGATTAGTCCAACCTTCGCCAGTGTTAGGATCACCAGTTCCTTCTTGTGCTCTCTGGACAGAGATTCTGAAACCGTTAGGATCATTAGGATTAGTAAGGTTGTCGAGACCGACAACACGCATAATCTCAGAATACTGCTGATCTCTCAGTCCAGTAATTGAACTTCCACCATCTGGAGTAATCGCATCAGGAGATGCAGCATTACCACGATCCAAAAGGATCAGATCACCAATGTCAAAGTCAGATGCAGAAGGTGTTGTAATTGGCAGAATGTATACATCACTTGCTTCGGTAACACCATTAATATCGAAGGTAATATCAGGAGCACCGCCGCCGCCGAGTTGACTGTCGCGGATAGTTAGTGTCTGATTATCTGCATATCCATTACCAGTTGCAACGATTTCGACTGAAACAGTTCCATCAAATGCAACACTAACATCGAATGCAGCACCTGTTCCTGATCCACCTTCAGCAAATCTGAAGGTGTAGTTGCCAGCAACACGAAGAGGATCGGGTGCTGCTTGTAGGTTATCGAATGCTCCGATTCTACCACCGCCAGCAACGTCTTGAGATCCACCCCAGAGTCTGTTACCCTCGGTATCGACAAATCTTCCAGTATTTGAATACTTGTAGAAGTCTAGGTTAGGAACGTCAAGTGAACCCAAGTTGTGGAGAGTAATAGGAGTAGAGAATCTACCTCTTACAATCTCAACAATACCTGCTGTCGTTCCACCATCTAGGATGATACTAGAATCAACTGTTGCAGATGCTTGAACCTTCAGGGCATTTCTAACAGTTGTAGTTCCACCCAAAGATGCAAATGTGATGTCATTCGCCTTAGTGAATGCTTCAACAGTTTGAGTTCTGTCGTCATCAAAGAGTCTTGCTGTTGCAGTCTGAGTAAAGAGTCTAGCAGTTCCAGTTCCAGCAGCAACTTTATTGCCGATCTCCAGGTTACCAGCAGCAATAGTCTGAGAGGATCCTAGGACGACCTTGGAGTCCGTGTTTGCCCATGCACCACCAAGGAAGACCTGAGACTGGTTAGTAGCATCATCAGAAACAGTTGCGATATCAACAAAAGCATTTGTAGATAGAGCATGAACACTGAAGATAGATCTTGCAGAGTTGTTACCAATTCTGACTGTCTGGAAGTTAGAGTTACTACCAATAGTGATCGATTGATCATTAGTAGTGTTGCTAAACATATCAATCAACTGTGCATCACCAGCAAAGTTGAGGATATTTGCGTTGTTGTTAATCAGGTTGAAGGTCTCAGATGTAGTATTGATGTCTCCACCATCTACACTGATGTCTTGCTCCATCAAGAAGTTACCAGTGATTCTGCCGTCACCGACAACAACTAGGTTACGGTCAAGTTCATCGCGTTCTTGTAGTCCTAGGGTTGTGTTAATACCCAGTCTACCACCAGTTTGATAACCGATGCCCTGATCAGCAGATGCAACGTCTGTAGTTGCAACACGAAGAGTTGCACGTTGCTCTAGATCGTTGCTATCGCCACCAACCAGAAGTGCATTGTCCTGAGGAATGAATCCTTGTGTTGTTAGTGCAGCACCAGTCAGACCCTCACGCTGATCGCTATTGAGGTTGTTGTCATCATAACGGTTGTCAGATACATCACCAGCAGCATCATATGTGACCAGAGTCTTACCACTGATGAATGTTGTTCCGACAACATCTAGAGTTGCTCTTGGTTTTGTAAACTCATCAACGTTAGCAGTTAGAACAACAGCATGTCCTGCTCTTGCTACAGTGTTGATACCCAGTCTGAAGTCACCACGCTCTTCAGTATATGTTCTGAGAGTTTCAGCACCAAGGACTCCAGTTTCTTTCCAGTTAGAAACAGAGAACTGTAGATCAGCACCAAGATTTTGATCTACCCAGTTGTAGGTTGTTCCAGTCTCAATTGGTGTGCTGATTCTGAATTGGAGTGTTTGTTGTCCAGGTGAAGCAGCATCATCCCAATTAACGATTGGCCACGTTCCATTAACAACAGGGTTGCTAAAGTTCGAGATTCTGATTTCAGAATTTGACTTAATGCCGATAGAATCGTTGGTTTCAGTTGCAATCCAGGTGATCGTCAGGTTCTGTGTGCCATCAGCAGCGATAGTCTGAACAGATGTCTCAGCAGACTTGAACTGGTTGGTTAGAATCCAACCAAGTGAACCACTTTGACCAACAGAGCTACCCTTGTAGATGATATCTCCAGGTTCTGGATCATTACCACCGTAGGAAACTTCCTGTGATGAATAGAAGTAGTTGGTCTGTTGCCAAGGAACAATGTTGGAAGGTTCACCTGCGAGATAGTTAGTTCTCCAGGTGTAGGACTGACCGTATTGTGCGCCTGGTTTTGGACGTGCATTCAGATAGAAGACTGCTGCCTTAATCTGGTTCTTAGCGATAACGATGTCACCGTCAGATTGTGTTCTCCAGGAACCATTGAACAGTGTAGGATCGTCACCAGCACCGATGTTAGAGAGAACTCTTAGTGCATCACCTTCGCTTGCCTCAACGTTAATCTCAACAGGACCGTTGAGAGTAGACTTACCTGCTACTGTAATAGTAGAGTTGAACGTTACAGGTGAGTCGAACGTTGTAACGAGGGTGCCGATATCCTCATCTTCGTCCTCAGAATCAACCAGTTCTGCAGACTCTAGGAATGTCTCTTCGCCAGTAATAGCGTTGACTTTCTTGTTACCGATGTAGAGGTCACCGTTGGAGTTCAGACCCGTGTAGAAGACGATACCGCCGTCCTCACGCTTCGCCTGAGCATAGAAGTCCTGTTTGTCTGTTAGGACGACTTCCTGGCGCAGTGGGAAACCAGTGGAGTAGTTACCAGGACCGAATCCTAGGTATTCAAACGTGTGGTTACCAGATCTTGCGATAGATGGTCTTCTAAGTTCGATGTAAAGCTTACGCTCTGTTGGGAACTTAGAGTCGCCCGAGATAGGAATCAGTCTGTCTTCAGAACCAGAGGTTGCGTTACCTTCTTGTGCCTGAATTCTATTATCAATAAGGTCACCACTAGTATCAGTTGTGCTATTGGTATACTCAAACTTAGACAGTGCTGTGTTACGGATAACATCTTCGACCATTTCTTTGGTCTCACTACCCTTAGCATCGTTAACAGTAACTAGACCGTGAACGTAGTTATCAGCAGCAGAATATGTTTGAGGAACATCAAGAATAGAAGTATCTCTTACACCAGTTTCACCATCAACTTGGAACCACAGTGGGTCATTCTTATAGTTGATAGGATACAGTTGGGAGATAGGTTGAGAGAACTTGAAGTTTCTGAAGTTCTCGCCAACACCAGATCCAGTTGGGAATGGTGAGATGTTACCACGTAGGCAAGTTAGATAATAGATACCATCTTGCTGGTTAGGAATACGCTCTTGAAGTGTATCGATATCGAAGATATAGAAAGAATCATCGAAGTCACCTTGATCTTCGATAGTATCAATGTAGTAAGTGTTCTGACCAGTGTCATCAGTGATTGTATCACCAGGAGCGATGGTGTAAACGTTAGCACCCTCTACTCTGTAGAGAT